CGTGGTGACGTCCGCTTCGCCTTTGTCTAAGTTCAGCGTGACGTTTTTCACATCCTGCATTTCGGTCGCGGCTTTCGTTCCGGCCGTGCCGATATACAGTTTGCAGTCAAGTCCGAGTACAATGGCCATATTTTTTACTCCTTCGTGATTGAGTTTTTAAGGCATTGATAGATGAAAGGTTTCGTTTTTTCAAGGCTCGGTCCCATAAGGGGACGCGGTGCAATCGAAATTAGCTTGCTGTCCGTGTTCGGGAAACCGAAAATTTCGACGATGGTGCGCGCGACTTTCTTCGCCGCTTTCTCGCTCTTGATCTTGATTGAAGCCAGGTAAACGCGTTTGCCCTTAATCGGCGAAAAGCGCTTGAAACGCTGATACTGCGCGTTGCTGCCCTTTCCGCCTTTCTCGCGGTGCGCTTCTTCCTTCCGGCCGCGTCCGCCTCTATTCATTTTGCGCTGAATAGACGCCAGCGTTTCGCCCCAGTAGGCCGGACCGTAGCCGCGCTGCTTCGCAAAGTCGGCTATGTCCTTTTCGGTGCGAATGCCAGGAAACCGGCCTTTCTGCCACCAGTTCGCGTTCGGGCCTTGCGCTACTGCGCCGCCGAATTCCAGAACGTGCGGGATCGGCTGGCCGAAGATGTTGCGGCGTTTCTCCTTCAGGAAACGCGGCCCGACGTAGGCTGTGCAGTTGTTGAAATCGACTTCATAAAGGATCGAGGCTTTGAAAACGGTATTGTGCGCGTATGGCGGCTGGCCAGGCGGCGACGATTTATGCTTGCGTCGCTTCACCATTCGCCGCGCGATCCCGCGCGCATAAGCGGCGGCACGCTTCAACACTTGCCAGCTTCCTTTTCGGGTCGCCCGCAGCAGTGGTTTTGCGTCCCATTCCGTCGTCACGTGCGCGTTAATCATCGGCCAGCACCTTCACGGTACAAACAATCACGGAAAGGAAAACGCGGGTCGTGCGCAAAAGTTCCGCATCATAAGCAGGATCGTTTTCGATCTGCAAAATCTTCGCGGCTTTCGTCGGCAGGGTCAGCCGTTCCAGCGCCTTTACGATCGTTTCGACGAGCAGCAGGCGATCGTCGATGTCGGCCAGTGCGATCTTTTCGACGATGCCGACTTCGATTCGGCCTTCGACGTCGGACCGGCCGCGCGTCAAGTTGGATCGGGTGCTGCCGTGCGGAGTAACGATAATCCGGCGCTGCTTGACTTTATCCAGCGGGAAATCCGGCACGAAATCGACGACGGCGGAAAGCTGCGCCGAATTGTACGTGATCGCCGAAATGGCGGTCGCTATATCCTGCGCCAGCGTTTTTAAGGTGCTGCTTTGTGGGGTGCTCATTCGTCGTCGTCCTGTTCCTGTTCGGCCGCCGGTTCGGTTGCCGGTTCCGTTTGGGGTTCCGGTTCCGGATCCGGATCGCCGATATATTTCGCGTGGATTCGCATTTGCGTGTGGGATTGCCTGGTGTGCCAGCGCCAGCACGGTTCGCCGTTCGGCGCTGAAACCATGTAAACCTTACCTTTCCAGATTATTTCGTCGCCCTTCTTCGGTTCATCAAGCCCCCCCGCGTCGGAAACGCGGACGATAAAGTCGCGTTGTTCGACGCGAAGGGTGATTCCGTTGCGGTCGTCGGTCCTGAAAAGCGTGGATCCGATTTTCGCCGGAATGTCGGCCGCGATCGTCTGGCCGTCGCGCTGATACGTGATCGGCGATCCGGTCACGGCAAACATATCGTCGGAAATGGAATCTACCAGATCAAAGATCGACATACTGCGCCGCCTTTAAGCGTTGAGCTTGACGAGAACGACGGTCGCGGACGTTTCGGCCGGTGCGACGGTCTTGCCGCACGCGACGCCGCCCGAAGAGGTCGTAACGTAGCCGGACGTGGTGTCCCAGTTGACGGCCGCGCCGCCGGAAATGGCCAGGCCAGATTCTTTCGGCATTTCGAAAACGCCTTCGATCTGAATCGTGCCGGATCCGCCGGACGTGATCGGATCATGTGCGACGCCGACAATGCCGCCGAAGGTCACGACGTCATTTGCGGCGATATTCGCGGCTGCGACGATGTCGATCGCCTTGCCGGGCTGAATGTATTTTGCGGACATATTAGGCTCCTTTCTGGATTAGTTTTTGCCCTTGAAGAAAACCATGCCCCTGTGATCCTGCTCCCGCACGCCGAAATCGAAATAGCAGCGGAAATACATTCCCAGGGTGTTGTAGTCGGTGTCGCCGTGTTCGACGGTCGGGGTGCGACGGCCCTGGAAATAGCCGATTTCGAAGGTGTCGCACTGGGTCGGATTGGCGAAAAGGTACCAGCCCGTGTCGCTGTGGTTCGTGTACTTCGCATTGTCGAGGTACGGGGAAGCGACGGGGATCAGGTTGTATTTCGCGATCACGTTCATGGCGGCGCTGGCCGTGGATCCGCCGACGATGACGGCGCTCTGGGTGAGTTCCTGCGCCAGCGGATAAAGGCACGTCGGGACCAGCAGGAAGCGCGGATCGACCGCGATCGGCTGGCCGTCGCCGTCCACCTGGTCCATGAAAAGCGCGATCCCTTTCTTCAGGGAATCGAGGCCCAGCGCGGTCGTCGTGCCGGTCTTATAGTTGAGATGCGCGGCGCTGAAAAGCGCGTTGCCGTCGGCCTGGGTCGGGTTCTGAAGCAGGCGATCGAAGAAAACCTGGTCGATCTTGCGCTTGGCACGCATTCCCATCGCGGTCGGAATCTTCAGGAATTCGTGCAGATCGTCGTTGTAGATCATTTCACGGGTCAACACGAACAGCTTTCCGTAGGTCTTCAGCTGGTTCGTGGCCTTGTCTTCGCCGAGGCTGCCGGACTTGATTTCGCCGCCGGGCGGGACTTCCTGAAGGTCGCCGATGTCGGTCAGGCGGTAGCGTTCCGAAACTTTGAAATCATTCAGATCGCCAGCGCTGCAAATCTTTTCCGCGATCCCTTCCTGCGCGTTGAAAGCCTGAAGCGACTTTTTATTCGCGACGTTGGAAAGAATGCCAGGAAGCACGGCCGAGGAAAACGCGGCCTTGATCGTGTCGTTGGAGAAACCGAGGCCGACATTCTGGCCGCCGATTCTGGCGGCTTCGACCATGATGTCCTTCAGGGTGATTCCGCGCAGGTGCGCGTCGGCGACGTCAAGCGCCTGTTCGCCGCAGCTGGCCGAAATCGTCTTTTCTTCGATTCCGACTTTCAGGCACAGCGCCGCTTCGAGCGTCTTCGCGTTAATTTCCGGACCGGTGCGGACGATGATGTTTCCGCCCGCCTTCGGCTTCATGCCTTCGACGGTCTTTTTGACGGCTTCGATCACGTCTTTGGTTCTCTGTTCGTCCCAGCCAGCCGCGATCGCGCGTTCGCGGATTTCGGGAAATTCTGCGGCCGCTGCCTTGATCGCTTCGATGCGGTTCATTTCCGCAGTGCGCGCGGCTTCGACGGCCTCTTTCGCGGCCCTTTCCGCCTCTGCACGAATGACGGCAGCGCTGTCTTCTGCTCCTGCGGTGATCGCAGGATTTTCCGCCGGATTGGCGGTGGTTTTTTTGTCCATTTCTGCTCCTTTGGTTTTGGGGTTGTGGACGGTTGCGTTAAAACTCGCTGCGATCTGCATGTGAGTTTCCATATCTGCGCCGACGGCTACGACGGAAACTTCGCGCAGCCGCGCTTTTTTCACGACAAGGTGGCCGCCCTTAAACGTCTTTCCGTTTATGGTGCGTTCTTCCTCGTCCATCATGCGTTCGGACGTGAGAATGTCGGCCCCGATCGATAACTGCCAGTCGAATTTCTTTCCCTGTTCGACGACGGCTTTTCCGTTCTCCGTCGAGGTGTCGATCCCGCCTTCGATATACAGCATGCCGTCGGCGACGCGCGCCGTGACGACGCCCAGGCGGGTCAGCGGGTGATTCTCGTGGGAAAGCAGCAGCGGGATCTGGGGTGCAATCTCCATTCCCTGAAGATCGATAACCAGCGGGACCATCGACCACCACTGATTCATTTCGCCGCCGGAATAGGCGACGCCCGCCACGTTGGCCAGGTCTTTTTTCGTTCCCGCCGCTTCGATCTGAAGCGCGGTTATGATGTTGTTATTGTTCGTCGCCATCGGGGTCCGTTTCTCCTTTCGGGGTTCCCGCTGCGGGTGTGCTGTCCGGTAATCCGTAAGCCTTCCGCAGTTTTTGTTCGGTTGCTTCTTCGTATATCTTCTGGCGTAAGGTCTTTTGCCAGTCTTTCCCGTCTGCGCCGCATTCTTCGGCCAGCGTCGTCGTCTTGGATTGCAGGCGGACCGCCTGCGCGTTCGCTTCCTTCAGCGGATCGACGTGCTGGAATCCGTCGAAAATCCAGTCGTGATCGATCTCCACGTCGTCGGCGTAATCTTCCGGATAGAAAATCCGGTCCAGGGTTTCGTAAGTTTCCAGAATATCGTCCAGGACGGTATCGGCGATCAAGCTGCGTTCGCCTGTAACCATGCGGAAATAGGTTTGATGATCGAGGCGGCCGGACGCGTAATTATAGCCGCTGGAATCGCCGAGCGCCACATTCATCGGCATGGAAAGCGCCCGCGACGCCTCGCGGATCTTTGCGCGCACGAATTCGGAAAACGTGCTTGTCGGCTGTTCCGCTTTAAGCTGCGACGCCTTCCAGCCTTCCGGAAGCGAAATCCCAGCGTTTCGGCAAAATTCAAGAATGGTTCCGGGATCCAGGTGGACGACGGCTTCTTCGTCGCTCGGCGGCAAATCGGTTTGCAGCAGGAACGAAACTTCGGCCGCCGTTTCCGCTGCGGCCAGCACGGCATTCGTGAAGCGCCGTAAATCGTTGAAGATCGGCAAGCTGGACGCTATTTCGGAAATTCCACGGTGCTGGCCAGGCCGCACGATATTCGCATAATGGATCACGTTTTGCGCCTTCACGGTGTAGGAATCGAGCGTCGAACGGAAACCGGCGGCCCCAGGATGAATGCGCCAGAAACGATAGTCCGTCGCGTTCCCGTCCTGGTCGTATAAGATCCCGTCCACTTCTTTCGGGTTCCCGTTGTCGTAGTATTCCGGAATAAACGTAAAGGTGCTGGATCCGATCTGCTCGGATTCAAACAGCGTCAAATCGAGTTTCACCAGGCCCCGGATCTTCGGGTTGATCTCTTT